TTGTAAAAAAATCCCCCAAAACGATTCGAGAAGCCATGAAAACGACTGAGAAGCCCTCAGAAGGTCACCAAACGCCCGTAGAAGCCCTCAAAAGCCCTGAAACGGTTTTGGGTAGGGACGCAGACCCGCAAAACGCCCTATTTGGCGTTCAAACGCCAAGAATTCACACACCGCTGAACGATTTACCTTCACGCGGGGGCGAATTGATCGATTTGGCGACCAGTTTGGGCGTCGATCTCATGGAATGGCAGAAATTTGCGCTTATTCACACCCACAAAATCAAGCCTGACGGACGCTGGGCGACCCCAGTGAACACAATCGTTGTGGCACGCCAACAAGGAAAAAGTTTTTTGCAGCTGATCAGAATCATGGGTGGTTTGTTCCTATGGGACGAAAAATTGCAGATCGGTTCGGCGCACCGCCTGTCCACGTCGCTTGAACAATTCAGGGCAATGGTGCAAATGATCGAGGGCAGCGACGTTTTGGCAAAACAGGTCAAGAAAATCCGTTGGCAGCATGGCGGTGAAGAAATCGAAACACTTTCGGGAAATAGATTCATCATTCGCGCGGGTGGTTCGGCTGCCCGTGGTGTTTCCCGACCTTCAACCATTCACCTGGACGAATTACGCGAAATGACTGACATTGAGAGTTTTGCGTCGTTGCGTTACACCCTCATGGCTGCTCAAAATCCAATGGTCATGGCATACACAAACGCAGGCGATTCCAGTTCCGTGGTGCTGAACGGTTTTCGCGATCGTGCCCTTGCTTCCATTGCTGGGGTCGAAGATGACATTGGCTATTTTGAATGGTCAGCACCCACCGACGAAATTAGTGTGGAAAACGCCAGGCATTCAAACCCTTCAATGGGTTATTTGTTCCACCCTGACAACATTAAGTCAGTTTTGAACGACCCGCCTGACGTGGTCATGACCGAAGTGTTGTGCCGTTGGGTTGTTGCGATCAATAGCGCGGTGGACGCTGCTTCATGGGGTAATTGCCTGGACAAAGCAGCTGACCTAGACATTGACAAATTGACATGGCTTGCGATCGATCTTTCGCCCGACAGAAAACACGCTTCATTGATCGGGGCGCAGAAATTGGGCGGGGAACAGTTCGTCGTGAAGTTACTGCACACCTGGGCAAATGATCTTCAACTAGACGACAAGGCAATTGCCAACGACCTGGCAGATTATGCGCGGAAATACCCAACGGAATACGTTTTGTATTCGCGCAAAACCAGTGCGGCGGTTGCTGCGCGCCTTGCGCCCGCTGGAATTCCAATTTACGACATGGACGGCGTTTATCCGCAGGCGTGCGACGAAATGTTGTCGGCAATCAATTCAGGGCGTTTGAAACACCGTGGTCAAAGCCAATTGAGCGAAGAAGTTTTGGCAGCGGTGCAATTGCGTCGTGGTGACGGCGGTTGGGTTATTGGACGACGTGCCAGCCAATCGGTCGTGTGTGCTGCCGTGGCGGTTGCGCTTGCGACACATTTTGCGACACGCCCAGAGAATGATCTTGACATCATGGTTGGTTAATCGTATAAGCCTGACACAATTTAGGCATGGGTTTATTCGATCTATTCGTGCCACGCGTCGCGGCTGCCGTTCCAGCTGCGCCCGTGGACGTTGACGCTTCACTTGCGCCTTATTTCACGGAAAATAACAATTTCTATTTTTACGGCATACAAAGTGCCAACCGTGCTGAAGCAATGTCAGTGCCTACCGTGGCGCGTGCGTTGTCAATCATTCAGACAATTGCGTCGCTTCCAATGCACACACGCAATGAAGCAACAGGTGAGAAGGTAACGCAGCCACGCGTGATCAATCAGCCTGACCCACGAATCCCAGGTTCAACATTTTGGTCATGGATAGTTTCAGACTTGTTTTTCCATAATTCTGCTTATGGCTGGGTTATGGAACGTTATGCAGACACTGGAAAAATCCGCGCAATGGAAAGAATTGCACCTGAACGCGTTTCAATTACGACAAACGCCAACGGAACAGAAATTGATTCTTACGAGATCGACGGCACGCCCGTTGACCCAGCAAATTTAGTTGTTTTCCCAAATACGCAAGAAGGTTTGCTTGCGCGTGCAGGTCGCACAATCAAGGCGGCTGCTGCGCTTGAAAAGGCTTCAATGAATTTTGCCAATGAGCCGATTCCACAAATGGTTTTGAAATCAAACGGCACATCATTACCCGCAGACCGTGTCGCAAAATTGTTGTCATCATGGCGCACCGCACGAAGCAACAAATCAACTGCGTTTTTGAATGCTGACGTAACACTTGAAACAATTGGTTACGACCCAAAGAATTTGCAGCTGAATGAAGCGCGCAATTATGTTTCACTTGAATTAAGCCGTGCGTGCGGAATTCCAGCGTATTTCACTGATTCGCAACAATCATCATTTACATACGCGAACGCACTTGATAAGCGTCGCGACCTGGTTGATTTTGCGTTCAGAAATTACATGTCAATTATTGAACAACGTTTGAGTTTTGCTGACTTTACGCCAGCAGGCAATCGCGTCATGTTTGATCTTGACGATTTCTTGCGTGGCAATCCTTACGAGCGCGCGCAGGTTTATGAAATCTTGAATCGTATCGGCGCAATGTCGATCGAAGAAATACGCGAGGAAGAAGACATGCTGCTATGAAAAAAGTCATTACACCAATTGCAATCACCGCGGCAGATTCAAACAGTCGCACAATCACCGGTCGCATTGTGACATTTGAGGAAACTGGCAACGCTTCAATCGGCAAGGTGCAATTTGCTAAGAATTCAATCGAAGCAACACCAGTTTTGTTAAACCTTGAACATGACCGTACACGTCGAATCGGGAAAACACTTTCAATTGAATCAAATGAGCAGGGAATTGACGCAACATTCAAAATTGCTGAAACAACTGCTGGCAATGACGCATTGGTTGAAGCAGCTGAAGGTTTGCGCGACGGATTCAGCGTTGAAGTTTATTTTGACGAATACGAAACACTGAAGGACGGAACAGTCCGCATTTTGAAAGGTGAAATGACTGGCGTTGCATTAACCAGCGAACCCGCAATCCGATCAGCACGCGTTGCTGAGGTAGCCGCCACCGAAGGCGAAGCAGAGATTTCAGATTCGACGATCGAACCTGAAGCACAACCAACAGAAGGAGAAGACGAAGTGGAAGACACCGTCAAAGACGCTTCAACCGCCGAAACGGTAGAAGCCGCCCAGTCAGTAACCGCAGCAGCGAAGCCAGCCGTAGGTGGTTGGACTTCAAAGCCACGCTTAGAGTTCACCGCTGCTAAGTACCTAGAAAACACAGTCCGCGCTTCAATGGGTGACGAGAATGCCCGTCAGTACGTTGCAGCAGCAGACGACACAACAGACAACGCAGGTTTAGTTCCAACACGTCAATTGACTGAGGTCATCAATGGACTTGCAAACACAACACGTTCAAACATTGACGCGATTTCTCGCGGTGTTTTGCCTGACGCTGGAATGTCTTTTGAAATTCCAAAGATCACAACAATGCCAACAGTCGCAGCAACTTCCGAAGCAGGCACACCGTCAGAAACTGATCAGGCTGCTGCATTCGTAACAGTGAACGTTGCAAAGTACGCTGGACAACAGACATTCAGCGTTGAATTGCTTGACCGCACTTCACCACTATTTTTCAACGAATTGTTGACAAACATGGCAGCGGCTTACGCTAAGGCGACAGATACTGCGGTGAACGCAGCATTGATTTCAGGCGCAACCGCTGACGGCACAACAATCGCGACATACCCAACCGCAGCTGAATTGCTTGGTTTCGTTTCCCGCGGTGCTGCTTCAGTTTATGCAGGCACACAGGGATTCGCACGCAACATCATTGCGAACACATCACAGTGGGCAAACCTTATGACACTGAATGATTCAGGTCGTCCAATTTACAACGCTTCACAGCCTTCAAATGCTGGCGGTGTTGTTCGCCCTGATTCAATCCGCGGAAACGTTGCAGGTCTTGACCTATACGTCACCGCAAACACTGCTGCAACAACTGACGCTGACGGTTCAATGCTGATCGTGAACCCAGCGGCATACACATGGTACGAATCACCAACCTACCGACTACGCGCAGACGTAATCGCTTCAGGACAGGTATCAGTCATGGTGTACGGATACGGCGCAATTGCAACGAAGATCGGTGCAGGCGCGTTCAAGTTCAACAAGCAGTAAAAAACTAATCATGCGGCGGGTTCTCCCGATCTCGCCGCAGCCGATC